GCGTGAAAAACCGCCCCGAACTAAACAGTTTTTCTTAGAACAAACTCTAGCAATTTCTGTTGTGCAATCTTTGTTTTTTGTAAATGGCTCACGAAGTGTGATGCAAAATACTATCTCACCCTCTTTTGTTTTGAGAGCGAACTTTTTCTTAGCGTTGGCATAACCTTGCAGATGGTTGTCGTCTAAAAATTTTCTAAGAGTTTTAACAGAAGGGTCGTCATCCACTATCAAATCACGTGCGTTTAATTTTGAGAAGTTTTCTGTAAGTCCTAGCTTGACACACATAATACTTTCCCAAATGTCTCTGTTGTCACGCCATTCGTCTTCATAAATTTGCAAAAGGCTTATGTCTTTTCGTTCACAAAGTTTGAATTTGTCTAGGTGATAGTTCTTGGTCTTGTGCAACTCTGAATGCCAATAGAGACCGTTAAATTCAATCGCTATTTTCTTGTCGGGGACATAAATGTCAACCTCCCAAGGAGGAATAATTTTCTTTGTGTTTCTGTCGATTTTTGTTTTTTTTTCCACAAAAAATGCCACTTCTTGCTCAACAGAGCTTATGCCTTGAGATTTGCACTTGGGACACTGAACTCCTGTGGATCTCTGAACGTTGCAAACATTAGAAGAAAAAACAACATTGTGTTTATTACATTTAAACTCCAAATAAGTTCTATTGTGTTTGTAATCTTCATAAGAAAAACAAGGCGTATATTCCTTTTTTTCACAAATCTTTCTTATATCTTCCCAGGACAAAAATAGTTTTTTTAAGTGATTTTTTTTATAGTCCTCAGATTGCGTATACCACTCCGCACCAAAACGTTCGAGAGTGGTTTTTTTTATTTTTTCTTTACATTCTTTTGTTTTGGAATAATGATCAACGCCGTGTCGTTTTAGGTTGGTTTCAATTGTTTTTTTCTTTGCTTGGTTACTTTGCAAAGCACAGACAACACCGTATTTTTCCAAACAAGTTTTTTTTCGTTTTGATTCTATTTCATTCTTAATTTTTTGATCTTTGTGCCCCCTCAAAAAAGACATAAAATCAAAAACGCCGCCTTTTCTGAATTTTGTTTTCTTTCCACAGCCGCACTTACACAAAGGATGCACGCCTGCATATTTTTCTTTTAGTATGTATTCTTCAGGAGAAATATTGTGACACTTATTTACATGCCTAGAGAGAGCGTTGTTACTCCCAAGAGCCTTGTCGCACAACATACACTTCACAACAATAAAGTTTATCACAAAACAACAAAAATATAAAGGAAGGAAACTACAACCTTAAAGTTGTAATAAAATGTATTAGTAATTCAGGACCGCTTGATCAAATCTCAAAACTAAAGAAATCTCAACAGCGTCAGAAACACTATAATCTAGATCGTTAAAGTTCACATCTTGGAGCCATGTTCCTTGCATCTCCCAGTCCTCAACGACCGCTCCGACCGGATCTAAGAGTTTCAAGTTTATGGTCTTCTTGTAAAATTGTGAGTACCCCATTCGGCCAGTTACATTTTCCCAATCAAGACGTACCCACTCTTGGACTTTTTGTGCCGCAGAGGGAACTATGGGATCGTAGAGCGTAATGTTTATTGGTTGCCAAGTGCCCTTGCCGCTCAACCATCTCTTTTGGTTAATATAATCGATAACTGTTTCGTCAAACACTACCTGCGGACGTGCAGCAGTTTTTGCAGTAAATGCGTCGATGCCATTGATGGCCAGAATCCAACGAAACTTTCGTTTCGGTTCATAACCATCAGCTAGCAATTGTTGAATTGAGAGAACTTCCGCCACTTTATTTATCCTCCAACAAACCCAATTCCCTTTCGGTCCACACTTCAAAAGATGTCTTTGTGTCTTCAAAATAAATAGACATAAAATCTATTTTTGTGCCTTCTTTGGGAATCAGCCTTATTTTCCTTTTAGGTTTAATTTCAATTATTTTAGTAGTGCCATCAATATAGGTCACTAAGAGATCGGGAAGACAAAATCTTTGTACACCCTCAAACACATAAGGAACCCTAATCTTGTTCCTTGAAAACTGTACAACGCTCTCATCAATCTCCAACAGCTCAAAAGCTCTAAGTTCGTATGAGGAATCATACCAAATATTTTTATTGTTTTTTCGAGAGAAAAAATATCCTTTTTTATGATTAGCGTGAAGATTAAATCCGTTAACTAGCCTAGCAATTGCTTTTTCGCTCAAAGTCTTTATGACTTCTGGACTATGTTTTTTCCCAAACATATGGTGTTCACGTCCCCTTTTTGCACTCACTTTCATTGCTCTGGAAATTTTTTCACCGATCTCTTTATTACCAATTTTAGTTTGAGCAATTTTCTCTTTAGATTCACATGAATGATGTTTACCATACATAGAATTTTTGATACCACTTGTATTTCGTGACATATTTTGTTTATGCTCTTCAGAGTAAAGATTGGAACCAGGATATAAAGATAGATACTCTAGAGTATTGAGACTATGGACCCTCAAATGTGTTGGCAGCCTTTTGAAGTATCTGCCACAAATTTCACATTTAACTTCGGCCATTTGTTTTTAAATCTCCCTATTAGCTTTCGCTTTCTTTAAGTAGTTTCCTATTTTGTTTTTTTATCTAAACCTTCCCGGAGGATTTTGTGGCGCTCCTGGTTGTTGCACCAATGCTCGAATTTGTCCTTTGATCGTCTCTATTGCATTAAAGTCATAAGACCTTAAAGCTGCTTCAAGCATAGACAACAACATATTAATGTCTTGACTGCCTGCTGGCGAAGAAATTGGTTGTTGCATTCCTACCTGCGGAGAACCACCTTGCGGCATAAAACCTTGACTCGGCTCGCCTACCTCTCTCAACAAACTTTCAATTAGTCTGTAATCAGGCTTCATTTTTTATCACATGCCCCTCAAAGGATCGACAGGCTGTGTTCTGCTCATCGCTCCAGGAACAACAGAACCCTGATCGATAGCTTGTCTTGCGTCCATAAGATGTCGCAAGACAATATTAATGTCATTAGCTGCGCCTGGATAATTTTGTTGCATAGAATGAACATAATTCAGCAACTGATCTAGCGACGATCGAATTGCACTATACGCTTGAGCTTCTGACTGTCCTGTTCCTTGTGCGTTATACGCCGGAGGAACATCAAAAGGATCTTCAATACTAGGATCTCTCCTTGGCGAAGGCCCTGCAGGTGTTGACTGCATAGGACCTTCTCTTAGTAAACTTTCAATTAGTCTATAATTCGGTTTCATTTTTATCGCACTCCCATTTGTTGAACTATTGCTTGAATTTGAGATTTGATTCGCTCAGAAGCCTGAAAATCACCAGATTTTAAAGCAGTCTCAAATTGAGAAATCAACATATTGATTTCTTGACCGCCCATTGCCGGCTGCGGCACACCTTGTTGCGGACTCGGCATACTTGGACTAGGCGCACCACCTGCTTGTGACATTGGCGGAGGAGCTTCGTTCAACAAACTCTCAATTAGTCTATAATTCGGTTTCATTCTACAATCCTCTCTTTGTTAATTGCTCAAAATTTTAAACTTCTTCAAACGAAGCCCCGGCAGGACTTACAATAAAGTCAATGCTAATAAACTCAGCAGTTTTTGTCGGAATCAAGAAAACCTTGCCAGCCATAATGTTGCGATTGACAACTTCTGGCGGATTTGTAGTTTCGTCCATAACAACTAAAAACTTCTCAAGGCCTTGCTTTTGTTGGATGTCTGCAAGAATTGGATTTACCAATTGACGAAACTGTGTTTGTGTAGTTGCGTCATTTGGCTCAAACACTAAAAACTTAACAGCAGACGCAACCAGTTTCTTTGCTCTGATAAGCAATCTACGAACATTGATACGATCTAAAGAAGACGCTTTTAACTGCAAGGTCTTTTGTCCCCAAATAACACCTTGAGGTACATCAGGAAACCTTGCAATCGGATTCACTCTGTTGTCATAAAGCGTATCACGCTCACTTTGTGTCAACTGATCAATCATGCTCAAAACACGAAACCCGATTGTGTCTGTGCTCAAGCCCGCTCGATTCAAGCCTGCCGGAGCAAACCACGGCTGCGCAACACGATCGTTGAAAGCGATAACGCCAGCAGCTGGCACTGATGCCGGAACCTGAATTGCTTTGTTGTTGACATCGTCAAAAACCTTAACACCCGGATAATAAATTCCAGCATAATTAGTGTCAAACCCACGACCTCTAACTTCCTGGGTTACTTCTGACACAGTAGAACCACTAATGTCAGCAATATAAAATGCGTCCGCACGAGTTGTGATTTTGTCAATAGCATAATCTACAACGGT